ATGACCCAATTAACAGTTCCAAAGTTAGAGGTTTACGGGAACACCTACATAGTGCGGTGGAGCGAGGGCGTCAAGATTAGGATGGAACGCATCTATGAACACCGTGACTATCACGTTGACGCCGAAATCACTATCGAGGACGAGGCCGAACTAGCCCCGCATCTCATGGGGCCGCTTCGAGCCAGCATCACCAAGACATGGCGCAGTGTCCTAACCGACCTAGAGCGGGTCTCTGAGCGCCTAGATTGGCGTCAGAGGCTCACCCAGGCAACGGTGCTGGTGTTGGAGCATTACCGGGCCGGGACGCCTGTCCTGGCCTTGGGGGCGTTGCCACCGCCCCCGCCGACGGCTCAGGTGTTGAGTGGGCTGATATGGGAATCGATGCCAACGCTCCTGTACGGCCCAGGTGGCGTAGGCAAGAGCATCCTGGCTCTCAACTTCCTGTCTGCCGTCCATACTGGGAATGATGTGGCTGGCCTGAAGGCGTCACAGTCTAACTGTCTGATACTTGACTGGGAGACCTCAGAGCGGCAGATGTGGCACCGCAACCGTGAGATTTTGCAGACCCAGGGCATCGAACACGGGAGTTGGCCCGACGAGGCCGCGCCGGAAAGCGGAAGGACGGGGATGTTGTTTTACCGCTACATGAGCGGCCCCCTTTACAACGATGTCGAATACTTGAGAACGGAGATTCAACGACGGAATATCCAAACACTAGCAATAGATTCAGCAGGCCCGGCGACGGGCGGTATGCCGGAATCGGCCCAGGAGACCTTGAAGTTCTTTGAGGCGTTGCGCTCGCTCTCTGACGCCGAAAAGCCGCTTCAGAGCCTCATACTGGCCCATGTCACCCACTCGGCGAAGAAGTCGGCCCACGCCAGCCCATTCGGTTCGGTTTACTGGATAAACATTCCCCGTAACACTTTCGAGATTCAGAGCGCACAAGCCAAGAACTCCAATTATTCCGACTTCGCTCTGCATCACCGTAAGAGCAATATCGGGCCGTTGCGTGACCCGATAGGGCTTCGGCTCACCTGGGATAGGGGGTCAACAATTGAGGAACTGAACATCCGAGAAAATGCCCAGCTAGCGACGGGCCTGAGTTACCCCGAAAGGGCGCTATTGGCAATCGAACAGGGGGGGCCGCTCACAACCGAGGAACTGTCCGAACTGATGGACGCCACCTCCAGGGTCATCACATCCAGTCTCTCCCGTGATGACCGCTTCACCTCCAAGAACGGCAAATGGGAGAGTTCCGAGTCAAACTGGTGAAAGCCCAAAACGGAGCATACGGAGCCATTCTCTCGATAGTTAACTCTTTATACCTGACAACCCATTAACACACCGGAAACAGCCATCTGTTAACAGATAGAAAGGGGGCAATATGAGAACGCCCATGCGGACGACGGACGGACGAATAGTAGCGACGGTGATAGACGACCTTCTCCATAAGCGGGTAGAGTCGAAGCATATGCTTCTAAAGCCGCTTGGGTGGGCGTTCGATGTGACTCTAATCAAGGACGCCGTAAAGGCTGGCGCAAGCCGCATTGAGGTGGTCGTCTCTGACACTGGAATAACGTACAGCGTGTCTGTCAGTTTATTCCTGTCAAAGGCGTTCAGCTTTGACCGACATTTCAATCCACAGCTAGGGCTTCGGCTCGAACACTGGACGGTGACGGGTGGCGAACGGCTCCAGGTTGGACAGACAGACGCGATACAGCTAGGTCTGCCCCTATGAGCGCCTGTCCCAGATGCAGAGCGCGTGTCGTACAGTGCTTCGCCACAGAACCCCCTCGGTGCGTCACTTGTGGGTGGGAAGACTATATCCGTCCATTGCCAAAGAGGGAGCGCAAGCGGAACGGCCTGTTGGGCGGGCTGGCTACCAAAGTCAGGTATATCGGCTTCGCCAAAGGGCTGGACGACCTGACCGTCGAGGTGCGAGTGCAGAAAGACGCCGCCTCAATGGCTGGCATTGTGACGGTTCCAAAGTGTCCATATGACCACAAGCCGATGAAGGTCATACCGAAGAGCGGCATGGGGTCTAGAAAGAATGAGCGGACTTACAAGTGTCCAACCCGCCACCGTATCATCATTACATCAAGCGAAAATGGCGATTTACGGGGCTGGATGTGATAATGAAAAACAGCCCGTGTTAACTGTTAACAGCTATTAGGATAACTGTTAACAGAGGGCTTGTTTACATAGTGTTTAATTACACCCCCCTTCTAAAGAAGGGGGGGGGTGTTAATAGTTAAATATGAGAGGTGTTAAATGGCTGATTCTTTGACCATCGAAGTAATGCCCGATAACCGTTTATCAAAAAACGGTTTGAGGCGGGGCAACTGGCGAACGTCCAGACAACTGGTGGCAGATGCCAGGGAAGTGGCTTTCGTTCTGGGCCTTGCTGAGATGCCCTCGGACTGGGAGACGCCGGACAAGGCCACTGTATCGATTACACAGTTCCACGCCCGTCGTCCGATGGACTATGACGGGCTGGCCTGCGCCGTCGCCCCGTCCATTGATGGCCTCGTTGACTGTGGCATTCTGGCTGACGATGACCCCAAACACATCGTTTCCTACGCCATAAATCACGAGAAAGTGGCAACTGTCGCAGAGAATCGGGTCGCTATAACAGTGACGCCGTGGGTGGATAGGGGGTAGGTTATGCCTATATTGAGAGAAGTGGTGGCCTGTGACGAGTGCGGAAGCCCAGGCCAAGACCCCATAGCCGACAGGTGCAACGAGTGGCTTGGCCCGCCGGATAACGGCTACTTCTGCCCTGATGTAATCTGCTTGGATTGTTGCATGGAAGAGATTGGTTATATGGCTGACGACGATGCCGAAGCGTAAGCAACCAGGACTCAACCCCACCGCCCAGATACGGGCCAACGCCGAGGTGCGCCGATACGAAACCTTGGAACTGTTCAAAGGCGGGAAGACCGAGGTGGCGATAGCGGAGAAGCTGGGCGTGTCGAAGGCTCTGGTGCATAAAGACTTAAAGCGCGTCCTGGGTGACCTCGCGAAGCTGTCGAGCCGCACCGCCGATTCGGTGCGAGCGGTGCAGATGGAACGGTACATGACTCTCCTGTCTCGGTGGTGGCCCCAGGCTATAAACGGAGACGCCGAGGCTACGAGGATGGCGCTGTCCATCATGGCTCGCATTGACGTTATAAACGGCATCATCCCAGACAAGCCCATGATAGACATGCGAACCCAGACCATCCAGGTCGGTGACGGCGACGGTCTAGGCCTAATGGAATTAGCGAAGGTAATTGCGAATGGTAGTGGTGAATTCGGAACTAACGGATTTAGCCCACCAGATACAGGCGAGTCCGACACTGTATTTGAGGGCGGCTCTGGGGGCTGACCCCTACGAGCGACAGATAGAGATAGCCGAGGCTCTAAGAGCCTCTCGGCGGGTCTCTGTGGTGGGCTGTAACGGCTCTGGGAAGGACTGGTTGGCGGCTCGGTTGGCCCTCTGGTGGGCGACTGCCCACTATCCCGCCAAGGTGGTTATCACTGGCCCTACCTACCGCCAGGTCGATGACGTTATATTCAACGAACTCCGAGCGGCCTATAACAACGCGCCTTTGACCGCTGGGCTGGGTGGGCGGCTGTTCCAATCGCCCCGCTGGGAACTGGACGAAAGCACGTTTATCGTCGGCTTCTCTACCGACAGACCGTGGAGCCTTCAGGGGTTCCACAGCCCCCATCTGCTTGTCATCGTCACCGAGGCCCATGCTATGAGCGACGACGACATCAATGCTCTCTATAGGCTCAACCCAGAGACCATGCTGATGGTCGGCAACCCGTTCGCCACCTCTGGCCCGTTCTATGCCAGCCACCATGAACACCGCCATCTGTGGAACACTTACGCGATTTCAGCCTTCGACACGCCCAACCTTCAGGCGGGCCGTGTCGTTGTGCCTGGGATGGTCGGCCCTCAAGACGTAGCTGACAGGGCGGCTGAGTGGGGCGAGGATTCCCCGCTGTATCGAGGGGCTGTCCTGGGTGAGTTCCCTGGCGAACTCGACGACGCTCTGGTGCCGCTGTGGGTGGCTAGGGAATCGACACAGCGAGAGGTCGAAGCCGAGGGCGAAGTGGTGTTGGGCTGTGACATCGCTCGGTTCGGCAAAGACCGAACGGTTGTGGTCAAGCGGCAGGGCAACCTTGCCGAGATGCTGTATAAAGCCCAGGGGAAGAACCTGATGGAAGTGGCTGGCTGGGTGGGTAGGTACTGCGACGACCACAAGGTTGACGTTGTGGTGGTGGATGACACGGGCCTCGGCGGCGGGGTCACTGACCGCCTGCGAGAGGTCGGGCTTGGGAACACCAGGATAGTCGCTTTCAAGGGCGGGGAGAAGGCGCGGCAGAATGCGAGATTCGCCAACCGCGTGACCGAGGTTTGGTGGGCCATGCGGGATTGGGTGCTGGATGCTGGGAAACTGCCCAACGACAACGGATTGATTGGACAGTTAGCGTCTCGCAGATATACCATTCAGTCGGACAAAAGGTTGATGATGCAGTCCAAGGACAAGATGGCACAATCGCCCGACGAGGCTGACGCGCTGGCTATGACTTTCGCCACCCGTCGAGGAGGAGCGTTCAAAGTATGGGTATAAGAACCAACATAGGAACGGCCTGGGACGCTCTCAGGGGCCGAGAGCGGGCTAACCCTGTCACAGGTGCCAACTATGACCGACTCAATCGCCAGTGGGGCGTCGGTGACGCATGGGCAAAGCCCACCTATGGCGATTACTACCCCGCATCTGTCTCGGTCTATGCCGCCATCAAGCTGAGACAGGAAGCCATCGCCAGCGTCCCGTGCTACGTCTACAAACAGACAGCCGAGGGGCTGGAACAGGTAGACCCGTCCCACCCGCTCCAGCGGTTGCTTCTACGGGTCAACAACTGGTGGACGCGGGGCGACCTCTGGCGGGCGACGGAGACCTATCTTGGCCTCTGGGGTTCGGCCTACTGGGCGTTGAGCCGTGAGGGTAGCGAGATAACTGAGATATGGCCTCTCAGGCCCGACAAGATGAAGATTCTGCCGGATGCCAAGGACTACATTAGGGGCTTCGTCTACGGCAGTGGGAATGACAAAGTTGCGTTCACCCCTGACGAGATTATCTGGTTCCGCTACTTCAACCCGCTGGATGAGTACAGCGGCCTCTCGCCCATCGCTCCAGTCAGGCTCTCGGTGGATATGGGCATGGATGCGCTGGCGGGCAACCGCTTCGCCCTCGCCAACGACGCGAGTCCTGGCATGATTATCAGCGTAGCCGACACGCCGACAGACGACGAGGTGATGTCGTTCTATGACCGCTGGGAATACCGCTTCAAAGGGCCAGAGAAGAGCCGCCGTCCGGCTATTCTGGCAGAGGGCATGACTGCTTCTAATCTCGGCTTCAGCCCGAAGGATATGATGGCTCTGGAGTCGATGCGCTGGAGCGTCGAGGATGTGGCCCGCGTGTACAACGTCCCGATGCCGATGCTTCATGACCTGAGCCGAGCCACATACGCCAACATCATGACGGCGCGGCATTCGTTCTGGGAGGATTGCATCATCCCACAACTTCGGTTTTATGAAGAAGAACTCACCGAGATGCTGGTGCCGCTCTACCAGGAAGAAGGGCTGGTGGTTCGGTTCGACACTTCAGATGTCCCAGCACTTCAGGAAGATGAGGACGGCAAAGCCGCCCGCCGGAATATCTACCTCGGCGCTGGCGTCATGACCGTCAACGAGGTCAGGGCCGATATGGGCCTGGAGGCTACCGAGAACGTAATCAGCTACCCAACGCTCGCCGCTATAACGGCGGGCGTTCTAACCATCAACGAGGTGCGCGTGGGCATGGGCCTGGAGCCAGTGGAGTGGGGCGACAAGCCGCCCGCTACGGCTCCTGGCTCAGCCCCGCCCGCCATGTCTATGGCAGAAGGCGCGGCAAGCACTCGCATACCTTCAGCGGAAGAGCCGGAAGACGAGCCGCCTGAAGACCCTGGGGGAGGGCGTAACAGTCCAGCGGTTGACGATGATTGGAAGCGGCGGGGGCGGGCGGTTGAAGTGGCCCAGAAAGTGAAGAGTGAACAGCTTGAAAATTCCTTTCGACGCGAACTATCGACGCTTCTGAGGAAACAGGCCAACCAGTTCATTCGTGAGTTTGAAGCCGAGGCCGAGATGCTGGGCCGAGGTACCGTTATCGGTCAACTCAACGGCTCGGTTGCCGTGGCTGAACGGCAGGGCATCTTCCGTCCGGTGGCATGGTTGCCAGAGTTCACCGCTCTCATTCGCAAGCATCTAACTATTGGCGTCCTTACTGGCGCAGAGACCCAGATTCAAGAGCATAACCTTGGGCTGGCGTTCGATATGACAGCCAGCCCTATCACGGGTTGGATAGAGAACCGCTCAAGGTGGTGGGCTAACAACATCAACGACGGGACGGAGAAGAAGCTGTTCAAGGTGCTTGCGGACGGGCGCAAGGCGGGCCTCGGCACTGACGAGATAGCCAAGAACCTGAGAGAGTTCCGAGAGTTCCAAACAGTTACGCGCTCCGAGCGGGTTGCTCGCACCGAAATGACGGTGGCCCAAGGCCAGGGAGCGCTTGAGTCGTTCGACCAAGCTGAGATTCCCTGGAAGCGGTGGTTCACTGCCATAGACGGGCGGGAGCGGGACAGCCACCGAGAGGCCAGCGGTCAGGTTCGCAGAACGGGCGAACTGTTCGAGGTCGGCTCCGACAAGATGGAAGCCCCAGGCCAGGGGTCTCAAGCACGGGAGAATGTGAACTGCCGCTGTGTGCTTCTGCCCGAAGAGGAAGAGCCGAAGGAAGAGCCGAGGGAAGAGCGGGAAGAGGTCGGAGACGTCGGGGGCGTCACCGCCGAGGTGCCGCAAGGGCAGACCATTGACGAGTGGTTGCCAGAGTTGGC